ATCTTAAAAAATATACTGCTCCTGCTTACAAAAAAGAATATTATGAAAATAATAAAGACGAAATTAAAGAAAAAATAAAAGAATATAGACAAAATAATCAACCGACAGAAGAACAAAAGAAAAAATGGGCAAGAACAGCATATTTAAAAAAAAAGGAAAAAATAAAGGAAGAAAATGGAAAAATATAAAATCAAAACATTTAGATGTTTATATATTTATCTGAGAAAAATATATAAATATTTTCTTTGTATATATTAAAATGGATGATAACCAAAAAAATATTGGAGTGTACAAAATATCTAATATTTTATCAGGAAGATATTATATAGGATATTCAACTAATATTAATAGACGATTTACTGTTCATCGTAGCAAACTTAAAAAAAATTGTCACGATAATATATTTTTACAGAGAGCTTATAATTTAGATGGTGAAGATAAATTCAAATATGAAATAATTCATAAATGTGATACAGAAGAGGAAGCTAAAGAAATTGAATTACAATATTTAACTGATTTAAATATTCGTAATATAATTTATAATTTAAATTTTAATAATAGTGGTGGTGATTTACTAACAAATCATCCTGATAAAGAAAAAATAAGAGAAAAAATCATTAAAACACAATTAGAAAATATGAGTAAATTGTCATCAGAAGAGAGAAAACAAAAATATGGCAAATTTGGTGAAAATAATGGAATGTATGGTAAAACACATACAGATGAAGTAAGAAAACAATTATCAGACACTCATAAAGGAAACACATATTGTCTTGGTAAAAAAGCGTCTGACGAAACAAGACAAAAAATTTCGGAAAATGCGAAATTAAAAATTGGAGAGAAAAATCCATTTTATGGAAAACATCATTCAGAAGAAACAATTAAAAAAATTAAAGAAAAGAGCAAGGGAAGATTGCCTCCAAATATAATTAAAATTTTAATTGATGAAAAAATATATATTTCTATCACTGAAGCATCAAGACAATTAAATATACCCACTCCAACTATTTTATGGCGACTTAATTCAAAGAATCCAAAATTTAATAATTATAAATATGTTGACATAGAAGAAACTACTACGCAACCATCTGAAATTTTATAGGATCGTGATGTTGATAGTTTTCTAAAATAAAATCATCCACTTGATAATCATTAATATTATCTCTAATTTGCTTAATTGAAACTGTTGGAAACGGATATGGCTCTCTTGTAATTTGTAATTTCAATCCATCTACATGTTCTTCATAAATATGACAATTTCCTTTTAAATATACAAACTCATATGCTTCTAGTCCGCAATGTTTTGCTAAAAGATGAGTAAGAAAACTATAAGAAGCTATATTAAAACTTGTCCCGCAGGCTTCATCGTTGCTGCGTTGATACATCGCACACGATAACTGGTTCCCATCGTGGACGTTAAATTGGCACATAACGTGGCAAGGTGGTAGCGCCATTTGTTCTAATTGGCAAGGATTCCACGCAGTCATTACTAGGCGACGACTCGTTCGCTGTGCGGGATCTTTTAACGCATCAATAATTTGTTGTAATTGGTCAACTCCACCCTTTACATTGTAATAAGCTTGCTCATTTTCAGGCAAACCCTCAGCAAACTTCTTATCCTTATTGGTAATATAAGGCGCATTAAAATGCCGCCATTGTCTTCCGTAAATCGGCCCCAACTCGTCCTCCTCGTAATGTTGTAGTCCTCTTGAATCCAAAAACTCCCGAGTAGAATTGCTATCCCAAATATGAACACCTTGAGCTTTTAACAATTTATTGTCCGTTTCACCACGAACAAACCATAATAATTCTTTAAGACAGGTCTTCCAAGCGGTCTTCTTAGTGGTTAAAATTGGAATTTGACCATTTGCAAGGGAAAAACGCATTGTGTGTCCAAAGATACTCTTAGTTTTGCCATTACGACCTTCCTCCCAAGTACCTCTTGCTAAAATGTCTTTGATCAGATCTAGGTATTGCTGCTCTTCTTTGTTTGTGTCCATTGATTTGTAAATTAGTTAAAATATTATTTTTAACTTGTTTTTCAAGAAAATCCTTTTCTTACACCATTCAATAAAAAAGATTTTAGACCAATAAAAAGATTTTACCTAATAATAAATCTTTTTATTTCTTATTATACCCTATATAAGGAATATGGAAAGTTTAGAAGAATTAACAAAGTCAACAAATGGAAAACCGGGGTTCTTTAAGCACGTATTTAATTTTAATGATGACTCTAAAAATGATATGTTAAATATTGTCCAATATGCGGCAATCGCACTTCTGCCAGTTGTTATTCTAAACAAGGCGATGCAGCGATTTGTGCCCGAGGCTGATGATGATAAGGGCAATGTTGAAATTGTAGCAGAAATTATTGGTCAAGTTTTTATTATGTTTTTAGGAATACTCATTATCCACCGAATTATTACATTTATCCCTACATACAGTGGATCCAAATATGCGAATTTTGATGTTACCAATATTATTTTAGCAATGTTGGTGATCATTCTCAGTCTTCAGACCAAATTGGGTGAGAAAGTTAGTATTATTGTTGACCGAGTAATGGAATTGTGGGAGGGACCAAAGGATACTAAAAAGAAAGCAAAGAAGGGTCAGGGTAATGTGAAAGTTTCTCAACCCATTTCGCAGGGACAAAGTGCTATAACAAATATTCCTATGATGTCTTCACCGGGTACTACATCAATTAGTTCACTTCCATCGGGACAGCAACAGCCGCAACAAGATTACAACAATATGTATCAACAGGATAATACACCTTTGGTAGGTGCTGCTACTCCAGGTATGGAAGGTTTTGGAGGTGGTGTTATGGCGGCAAATGAAGGCGGAGGAGGAGCGTGGGGATCGGCATTTGGTGGTGGATGGTAAGCGCAGCGACTGAAAAAGAAGTGGTCTTCGACTGTTAAGCGACTATTAAAGAAGCGGTCTTCGACTGTTAAGCGACTGTTAAAGAAGCGGTCTTCTTACCTATAAATATCATTATAAGTAATTTCATCGCTCAAACTATATCTGTTATTATCATTACTACTGTTTGGTGATCCAGTATTGAATGTGACTGTAACATTTTGATCTGCCATCGCATTATATTGATCATTTTTAAAATCCAAAATAGTTTTAGGTTTACAACATTTACAACAAAAAATATGTTTAATCCAAGAACAAAATGTCATTATTTTATAATATATTCAAATAATATTTAAACTTATTTAAATATATACATTATGACGGCTAAAAATAACAATGAAATAGATATGAATAAATTGACAAAAGCATTAGATAACGTAAATAATGATAACATTATGAATCTAACAACACGAAAACTAATGGAATTGAATTTGAAGATTTTGAAAGAATTAATGCTGAATAAAGAGACGCTAATTAATTATTTAAGAAAGCTAAAAGGTTACAAATATGTGGATGAAATTGGTGATCTAAAGCACGGAGCATTTATTAAATGGATTCCAATTACTAATCCAAATAATTTACAACTGAACCAATGTGGACTAATCTGCGACATCAAAATAACAGATGATAATGTGATAATTGTTTGTAAGAATTTTATGCATCGGCATTACACATTCAAAATGGACGAAGTACTCATATTTCAGAAACTATCGGATCAAGAAATGGTTATCATAAGCGCTCTGGATCATTTAGATGCCGAAGAACAAAAAAAGAAGCAGGCAAAGAAACAAGTAAAATCAAATACTAGAGCAAATATGAATCATATGAATTTAAAAGAGGAAGAAGATTTAAGCGAATCAGAAGACGAAGAAGAAGACGAAGAAGACGAATAATTAACGCTTTCTGGTCTTATTCTTATTCTTATTACTACTAGTTAAATCCTTAAATAGTCCAGGAATGAATTTACCAATTTTAATGAGACCCATTTCATCAGAAGAGAGCGCCTTTCTAGAATGGTGGACGCGATTGCCGTGTCTAATATGTGTCACACTTTTATATCCCTTACCATTTTTAATATGGACTTTGTGTGTCATTTTCTTGCCGCCAGTCATATGATGTTGAACATTAGAATACTTAAAGGCCTTTAAGTCCATCTATAATATATTTAGGATATATTATAGAAAATATGCTAAAAATATAAAACAATTATTTGTATTTATTTATATAAATGAAGCTAGATCCGTATATAATAGTTAGTTTATTCCACATTTTGTTAGTAGGTCCATTGTTCCTATATGTAGCAATAAAAGCATCAAATAATCCAAAATGGATGTTTCCATTTCTTTTAGGTTTAGGCGCGTTTATAATAGTATATCACGCTTATTTGGGTTACAAGAAGATAATGCTTGGTAAAAGTGCGTGGGTTAATTATATTCACGTGTTACTTGTTGGTCCTTTGTTAGTATATATTGGTTACAATGGTTTAGACACATCTAGGAAGTTCTTTGAAATGTTAATGATGCTTGGTATGGCGGCCATTGGATACCACGGGTATTATTTGTTTCAATCCTTAAATCTTGTATAAAAATATTTTTATGTTGTATTAGAATATAAATGGGAAGCTCTGGTGGTTTTAATACTAGAAAATTATCTTCGGGCAATGGGCCAATAACCCTTGGATCTATGCTTTTTGGTGGTGGCAATGCTGGCGCCGGTTCTGGCAGACGTATATATTCGTATTATGCCAGACAAGGTTATTCGGCAAATCAATTCATCACTATGTTTTTGGGAAAAAAGAATTATTAAATCAAGTTTGTTAAGTTAATTATATTAATTTAACAAAATATCTCACGTTTACGTAAGTAAAAACTGCTTTGTCAACACTTTTTTGACACTATCTAACGCACCTTCGGTCCATCCTTGATTCTCTGCTACCACTTCACCTACAACAAGCATATTAGGCATCGGATGCTGTGCTTTATTAATGAAGTCTCGTCGCAAAGTGTGATCCAACGGCAGATAATAATGCGTACCAACGGGCCAATAGAAATTTAGTAAAGCAGTTATCTGTAATGTGTTAGTTGGAATTCCTAGTGTCTTCTCTAACAAGTCGCAAAAGAATTCACGATTTGTAGCATTGTTTTCTAAGTGATCCTTTAGCAACAATGCGCTCTTATTATCCGAATAAGCAATCATATAAACACCTTTATCTAGGGACATTGGAATAATCTTCTGTAAAGGTCCAGAGACAATTGTATAAGTTGGTATCAATTCGCGCATAATTAGCGCTGATGCTTTCGGAAACTTCGCATACAGGCGCAAAAATGGCTGCGGTTTGATTTGATTATAGATCTTATATTGAGGTAGCAATTTGTGAATTCCAGTAATTGTCGTCGCAATTATCACTTTTCCGCAGTAATATTTGACCCCCTTTTCAGTTTCAAGTTCATATCCACTGAATCCACTCTTCAATAAAGGTATAATGCTAGTAACATTGTTAGATGCTTTCACGTGGTGTGATCCAATTGTATGAACTAATTTTTGAATCAATTGATGCCAAGGAATACTCAGACCAGTCCAACCAGAAGAATTATCATCCATTCCGTACTTGTAAAGTGTCTGATAAACGTCTTCATCTTCGTAATCAGTATAACCAACACTTGTAATAAAATCTTTATACTTAGCGTCGCCTAAATAAGCCTTCGCAAAATGCCTAAATGTTGTAACTGGACCATTTTGTCGTCTGTATTCTTGCTTAAGTTCCTTTACAATTTTAACAATAGAAACTGGATTCTTAACAATGTATTTCATATTAATATCAAATTCACTATACTTTATATTCATCTTGTCTAATAGATCAACTAACAAATAATCTTTCCCTTTGCGGCCAATTCCGGCACCAGTTACAACTGTCGTGCCATAAAACTCTTCATTATTGAGCCGACCACCAATCCACTGTTTCTTGTATTTTTCCAAGACCATAAATGATGTCTTAGGTGACATTTGTTGTATATTATATGCGCTGTAAAGGCCAGCAATCCCTGCTCCAACGATAATAATATCATAATAATCTGTTTTAGAAGACATAAAGTATAAACTACAATAATCAGATATATTTTATTTGTTAGTATGTCTAAATTTTAATGTCCTATTTTTCCGGCATCTAAATTTACTTCTAGTGAATCCCCTTTTATTGAAGATCATTTTTGTACATATGCCAATTGCTTGTCCTTCTGTAATTTTTTTGTTAGATTTCTTCACCTTCTTGATACACCTACATAACTTTTCAGACATAAGATTTTCTGCCTGCTTCTTGAGGAGCCGTTTAGATTTCGGGATATCCATTTTGTAGTAGGTTAAAATATTTATATAGTCCTCATTTGTTAGTTCATCATTTGTTAGTTCATCAGACATTGGTATTGTGTATTGTTAATATTACACAATATTATTTTTTTGAAGATTATTAAATATCCTGATATTATATAAATAATTATGAGCTGTAACCCCAAAATAGTAGTATTTGATTTAGACGAAACCCTAGGTTATTTCTCTGAATTTGGTATGTTTTGGGACGCATTAAAAAAATATATTAAAGATAATAAAATAGATTTCAACATAAATCAGGATTTTTTTAACAAAACTCTGGATTTATATCCGGAATTTTTGAGACCAAATATATTAAATATATTAACCTATTTAAAGGAAAAGAAAAGAGAAAAGCATTGCTACAAAATAATGATCTATACGAATAACCAAGGACCATATGAGTGGTCGGTTCAAATCAAGTCCTATTTTGAAGATAAGGTTTCCAGTCCTAATTTGTTTGATCAGGTAATTGGCGCATACAAGGTGAATGGTAAACTCGTTGAACTCTGTAGAACGTGTGAATCAAAAACGCACTCAGATCTTATACGTTGCTCAAAAATTCCCGATACAACAGATGTATGTTTTATTGATGACGTTTATCACCCTGGTATGAGTAGAGACAATGTGTTTTATGTTAATATTAAACCTTATGAATATGATCTACCATTTACAATAATTGTAGACCGATTTATTGCGAGTGGTCTGCTAAATAATAATGACCCTACATCAATGAAGGCGTATATTGTGGCATTTATGAAAAGATACAACTACACGTATGTAGATAAAGATATGGGTGAGCTAGCAGTAGACAAGGCGATTTCAAAGAAAATTCTACAGCATATTCAAGCGTTTTTTAATAAACGTAATAAAGCAATACAGAAAATAAAAGACCAAGCTAAAAAAAAGACACAAATAAAACATAATTCTAAGGTTAATTCAAAAAACAAGACATTAAAGAAACGCAATATTTAAAAAGTTACAACATTTTTGATACTATTTAGATAATAAGTAGCAATACTTTCAAACGCAGTGGTTGTTAGTAGGAATATACCAGCACTGAAAGCGATTCTAGCATCTAATTCGGTGAATTTAACGCGCCTGAATGGGTTGAATCGCCATATTAGAAATAGACTCACATACAATTTGGTATAGCCTTGTAATGTACCTAAATATTCAGGAGCATTTGATGAGATGCCTATTGCGATTACAAAATATAATACAAAGGATAATATTGTAATTATATCAAACATTTGTGTCTGGAATTTATGTAGATCCTTTGAAAAAAACATTTATTTATATATTTAACGAATAAAGAAAAGAAAAAGAATAAAAAGAATAAAAAGAATAAAAAGAATAAAAAGTATCAAAGAAATAATAATATTTAAATATATAAATATGAATGAGCTTGATTTTAATGACGGATCCACATCGCAAAAAGCAAATGTAATGAATTACAGGTCATACAACCGAAATGTCCCCAGTCAACAGCTACAACCTTATTTAGATGCTAGACCAGTGTCTACTAAATACGCAACAATGCCAATTATTGACTTAAGAAAGAAGGTCAATGTGCCTTTGAAACAGGAGGCTACTTACAATCCATCATATACATTCAATCCGGGGAATGATTTTGGTCCGTGGTCAGGATATGCTTCCAATGTGAATCATGAATCCGATTTACGTGGTCAAATTTACGCACTACAGAATTGTGATCAGGCGACTTATGTGCCGAACAGTCAAAGTAATTTGTATAAATACAAGTGGCAGAATAATAAGCAAATTGATCAACCTTTTCCTGACTTATTTAAGAATGAGAGATTCAATATGTTTAATCCGAATCCAAGTCCCGAAACAATTGGATTTGGGCTCTTTAACAATGCGACTAGACAACAAGTAAAAGACTTGACCAAGCCAACCACTTGTCAAAATCAAAATCAAAATCAAAATCAAAATCAAAGTCAAAGTCAAAGTCAAAGTCAAAGTCAAAGTCAAAGTCAAAGTCAAAGTCAGCAACCACAAATACAATCTAAATTACAATCACAAATACAATCTCAAATGCAAAGTCAAAAATAAAATAATATAATTATCTATTCGTTAAACAAATAAATAATTATTTAAACTAACAATATAAGTAATGTCAGACGACTTTGTGAATCAAATTACACTGAATTTTTTAATCAGCAAGACTCAATTACATAAATTGAATAACAAAATTAAACAGAAAGAGCAGGATAAAATGAAGTCAGATAAGGAGATATATAAAGAGCAAATTAACGAACTATTTACCAAGTGTTTAAATGATGATTTTCCGAATGATCTTTTACAAGATGTGCGTAATAGTTTTACGTATTTTATTGAAAAGAGTGTCTATTACTTGAAATTGAAAGGAGATCGGTCAAATGAAGATGACATAAGCGATAACGAAGCTAAAGCAGAAAAAGACTTAGAAGAAGAGGACTTAGAAGAAGAGGACTTAGAAGAAGAGGACTTAGAAGAAGAGGACTTAGAAGAAGAGGACTTAGAAGAAGAGGACTTAGAAGCAGAGGACTTAGAAGAAGAGGAAGAAGAAGAAGCCTTAGAAGCAAGCTTAGAGGTAAAACCGCAACGCATATACAAAAAAACAACCAAACCATCCCATTCAGAAGGTGTAGAAGACATAAATAAATTGCCATTGGATTGGTTTACAAAAGTTAAATACCAAAAGCAAAATCAAAAGCAAAAGAAAAATCAAAATCTTGTATAAAAGAAAAATATCACTAATGTATATGAGATCAAGAAGAATAAAAAATAAGAAAACAAATACAAGAAGAAGAAAACATAGAAATAAACATAAAAGTAATAAAAGTAATAAAAGTTATAAGATAATTGAATCAAAACAGGCAAAAGAAGCAAATATTAAGCCATTTGTAAAGTTAAATTGCAGTCCAAAAGGAAAGAATGAAGTAAACGAATATACTTGTTACACTGACAACGATCTTCATAAGTTGAGAAATATGTGGAACGCAAGACATCCAGACAAGCCAATTACAACAAATGATTCCAAAGAAATCTGGAATATGCTTAAGAATTATTACGCCAACATTTGTAACAAAGAGTCGTGTTGGGTTCGTCAAATGACAAAAGGAACAAAAATGGAGAAAGAATTGTTAGATTCGTTTTCTCCCGAATCACCTGAAAAATGGAAAAAGAATCCAAACCAATGGTTGTCTAGTATTGATATTATTGAAGTAATGAATCAATATGAAAAGACATATTCTTGTTTTGACTTTATTGGGCCGTCACCAATTGATTATGATACACATCAATTATATGGCGAATGTGTCTGGGAAGAATTATGTCACTTCAATTTAGCAGAACAGATTAAAAAGGGAAAAACTAAAATAGGTATTGTGTTTAACACGGATCCTCATACCAAAGGCGGCGAACATTGGATATCTATGTTTATAAATATTAAAAAGGGTGAAATCTTCTTCTTTGACAGTGCCGGAGATAAGGCGCCAAAACAAGTTTTAAAGTTTGTCAAGATGGTTACCGATCAAGGCCATTCACTGCCAGGTAACAGTCGCATCAATTTCAAATTTGACCAGAATTATCCAGTTGAACATCAATATCAAAACACCGAATGCGGTATTTATTCATTATACTTTATAATCCATATGTTAGAAGACAAAATTACAACGCATTATTTAAAGACGCATATTATGAAGGACAAATATATGGAACAATTTAGAAAGGTGTTTTATAATGAGGATTTATAAATATAAATATAAATATAAATATAAATATAAATTAATAATAAAATTGAAATCTTTTTTATTAATAATAATATAATAATATAATAATAAAATAATAATAAAATAATAATATAATAAAATAATAATATGGAAGCATTAATAGTAAAAGCATTTGATTTGGTGATGGTACTGTGTAAGAAATTTAATATTGATGAGTCACACTCGTTAAAGCACAGCATGGAAGTATATAATTTTGCTCTAAGAATATATGAAGATGAAATAATTATGAATCCTTATTTGGAACAGCAAAAAGATATTATTGTACTTGCGGCAATTCTTCACGACACAATAGACAAAAAATATGTCTCAGAAGAACTTGGGATAAAAGAAATACGTGATCAAATGGAGCCTTATATAAAATCAGAAAAACTAGATATAATATTTCAAATTATTACAACCATGTCATATTCCACTGTGAAGAAAAATGGTTTCCCATTACTAGGAGAATATCAATTAGCGTATAATATTGTGAGAGAATCTGATTTGTTGGCGGCATATGATATTGATAGGTGTATTATGTATTCTATGTATAAAAACAATATGAATTATTTGGCAGCGCTTAAAGCAGCAATACATTTATTTGAAATCCGAGTATTAAAACATAAACAGGATAAATTATTCGTAACGAATTTTTCCAAAAAACTGTCTTCACAGTTACATAAGAAGTCAAAAAAGGATATTGAAATCCTTGTAAAAAATATTACATCTGTGTAAAATAAGTAAAATAAGTAAAATAAGTAAACAAGTTTAAAAAAATAGTACGTTATTATTCTATATAAACTAACAAAATGAATAATTTACAGCAATTTAAAACGGTGAAAAATATCAATATGCTTTGGGAAATCTTGTTAGATGAGCTGAATATAAATCAACAGAATACATCAATAGTAACCAACATCCGCTCTGTATTTGAAAGCAATATAAATCCTTTTTTAGCAAGAGCAAATCCTAATTCTGGATTAATGAATTTGAATAAAATATTTTTGACGCAAATAGTCGCAGCTGTGAATCGTCTGTTTCCAAATATAAATCAACAGCCGCCAGTTAAACTAATAAATATTAGTGATGAAATTGTTAGTACTGAGCCATATAAGGTTGAAGATATACATAGCGCAAGGCAAAGTGAATTTGAAACACAAGTGAACCAAAGACGTAATGATTTTGAAAGCTTAGTAGCAGTTAAGAAACCTAAGGAACTGGATTTCTCAGACAAGGCTGAAAATAGTAAGATCAAAGAAATGGAAGCACTCATTGCCGAGACAATTGCCAAGCGCAATTTTGATATTGAGCAAATTAATACAAATATGAATACAAACCAAAATACAAATACAGGACAAAATACAGATGAATGGTTGAAGTCTAACAATACGTCACTAAGAACTGAAAAACAACAGCAGCAACAAATTCAAAATGACACTAGTCAAAGAAAACAGAAATATGTGAATGTTTTAGAACCAGAACTACCATCTTCTATAAAAAAAGTTTCATTCAATGAAAACAATAATATGACTTTGACAATTGACGAATACACAGAATCTGATTTTAAAGAGACTATAAGTATACCAACTAACATATTCAACAAATTGAAAAAAATTCCAGAATCAAAACCAGAAAAAAACTCCGATCCAAATATACAAATACAAATAAATGATATGAATAAGAAAATTGACACACTGTTTACAATGATATCCGAGTTGTCAAGAAATATAAAGCAAGACAATTAATCTTATTTTTTCTTATCATTTTTTCCTTTAACAATTGAAGATTTATTTTTTGACAAAATGTTAAGTAGATTGCGCTTAGGAATTACTTTTGGTTCTTCTTTATCAATTTCTCCAGGCATATAAAGAGATTGTCCTATTCTTATAAACGATATAGTTGGTATTTCACAATTCCAAATTTCATCAACTAAGCTTTCTTCTGTTTTATCCATAAGTATTATATTATCACTTTATAAAAATATAATATAATAAATTCCGAATTGGTTGGTTCTTAAGGTTTATCCCGAATAATCTCAAAATTGCCTTCGCGGTTCTTAACCAGCTTACCTAACAATACTGGTCGCACACCCGGCACTTTAAGAGCTTGTATTACACTGTCATAATCATAGATCTGCTGAGTGTCAACCCGCATCATATATTGTTTGCCATATTTGTCGGTAAATGGTCTTGCTTCCCAGTCAATTGTAATACGATTTGCCGCCGCAACTGTGTCATTCTCGTCCTTAAATAGATCCGGATTGTAAGAAAAATCTGTAGTGCTTGGCTTTCCAAATGACAAGCAAACAAGTCCCTCTTTTGTATTTGATTTAGTATACGTTGCGCAATCAATGGACGCCTCCTTGATTCCAGTTAGCAACTGCGCCGACAGACGCTCCTTGATATTAGAGATTTCAAACAGTTTCTCATCTGAAGTCTGAATTGGATAAGGAGAAATCTTTCCTCTATCCGTTGGGCTAATGCGCAATTCAATCGCATTATCACTATCCAGCTGTTTCTGTGTAAAAACCATAATATAAATAAACACTTCTACGGTTTGGAGTTCTATTGGCAAGTCCTTGTGACTACAAATACGACGAGCACGTCCAATAACCTGCTCTGATCGTACTGGATGCCAATACGGCTCCATAATATGGACATATCGCGTGTTACGCAAGTTGATGCCTTCAGAACCAGCAGACGTAATCATTAAGACCTTGATAATCTCACCCAAGTTATTATTGGCACTTCTGCGCCTCAATTGCTCAGCAATATTATTTGGGATATTGTCCCACATTCCGTTATAAATATTACGAATAATTTCACGTTCCTCGGCATCTTCTGTTCCAGTATACAGTGCATAGGCTGGCTTGCCCATATCCTCCTCGCTCATATTTAGTTCCCAGCTGTCAATACCCGTCTTCTTAATCTTGAAATGCGCGAATCCATTTGCTTCTAAAACGAGCGCAAAAATGCCAATACCTTCCATAGAACGGAACTGACTGTAAACCAGATGTAAACCTCTGTGATCCGGATCCTCAATGTTCTGTAACATTCGCAAAAATTTTGGACTGTATATTTCTAGTTTCTCGGGTGACAAGAAATCTGATTTGTATTTTTTAATTACAGCATATGCTTGGGCAATAGCAGTTTTATATTCAACGTCTCCATATGAGTCTAATATTTCGTCGCCTTCCAATTCATCAACATCTCTTTGTTTTGCGTCAACATCTTTAATGCCTTCAATTTCAATAAAATCATCGCCTCCTTCTTTTTGATCATCAATTTCCTTTTCTTCTGCTTCTTCTCCTGCTAATTCATCTGCGTCAGAATCGGAATCTTCGTCACCACTCCAAATTACATTTTCTCCTTCATCGTCAGAACCACCGCCACCTTTTTTAGACTTCTTTGCTTCCGCTTTTGCTAATGCTTTCTCTAGAGCCTTTCGTTCTTTCTCTTCTGCTTTTGCTTGAGCTTTTTGAGCCTTTTCATCTGCTTTTTCTAAAGCCTTCTGAGCTCTTTCTAATTCCTTTTTAGCTTTCGTATCAGCTTTCGCATCAGCTTTCGCAAGAACCTTTTCCAAAACTTTTTTACCTTTTTCAGCAATTGTTTCTTTGACAGGAGGAGGTACTACATCTTTTTCAACATTTATTGGTTTGTTTCCTATCAAAGTATCATTTTCTACATCACCGTCAGGACCATCCTTAACTTCCTTAAAAGTCATTTTCCTAAATTGCTTAGGAATAGGCCGTCCGGGTGGTGTAGGCATCGCAAAATTACATACCAAACGTGAAAAGATACGATATGTAGATGTTGGTTCCTTAAATGTGCCATCCTTGTCAATAGTATTTTTTGGCCCTTTTTTGACCTTTTCCGATTTTCTCTCCTCTTGTCTATATTCCTCATATTTACTAAATTGATAGTCACTCATAGGAATAAAAATTGGATGCTTATCAAACGCTTTATCATAACGTGGTAACAATTCCTCTTGAGCACTTCTGAAATAAGACGTAAGACCAAGTATTCTCTTTTTGAATTTTTCAACATTAATAATATTACCAGTTTTGTTGTCAATAAATAAGTTTGAGAACTCATCAAATGTGTCAGGCAACGCAGTATATACTTCATATGGAATGCCATTGACTGAGCTGTTGACTGTAATACCACCATCACTTTTTTTAGAAAGAGTATAAACAACTTCTTTTATATAATCAGCATCACTGATTGTCCCCCGATCGCTCAAAGTAACCTTACCACTAACTTTATCTTTTCGCTCCTTCTTTTCATTGGTTACACCTTGATAGCCACTTTTTTCCGTAATAAGACTCTCAAAGCCAAATGGGTTCCTGGTTATGGTTAAAATCTTTGAACTTGGACTGTAATCAATATAATCCATATTTTTATTATTAGACAAATAACCCATAATTGTGTCCTTTGAAACTTTTAAACTTGTTTCAATATTCAATTGTAAATTCCACGTCTTTATATAGCCTCTCAAAATATTGAATAATACAGCAATCTCATTAGGATAGTTAATAATAGGTGTTCCAGTTAGCAATACAATACGGCAATTCTCAGCGCGCATCAAATAGTCATAGATCTGGATTGCGAGCGGCTCAGCTGCGAGTGTATTCGTGTCGTTCTTTTTCCGTTGGCCAAATTTGCTTGATTTGTTGATTTTATTGACAATTCTACTGATCAAGTTGTGTGCTTCATCAATCACGACAACTGAATTGTCAAATATGTTATTTTTGAAATCATCCGTCATCATCTTGAAACTATCTCGGCGCAAACCGTTGTAATTAATAAAACGATACTTCTGTCGTATCATCTCATCAATTTGATCATTCAGACTTTTCTTATCTGTAGTAGACAACTGAGCATAATTAGATGGCTTCTTTACATTGGTTAACCAAGCACCTCGTTTTCGCCTTATATAATCAACCGTTTTGAAACCAAGCACAGCAGACAAAGCATTCGCATTAGATACATTGTCATCAATTGAAATCCATTCCCAAAATTGATTTTTTCTGTAAATGAGATCACCGCATTTCTTGATTTCCTCTAAATAATTGCGCTGAAGAGAAGCGGGTGTCATAATAATGACTTGTTTGCCACCGCTCTTAATGCCTTCGGCAATCGCAATAGAACTACACGTTTTTCCTGAGCCTAAACCGTGAAACAATAGCAAACCTCTATATGGACTATACAAGTTGATATAATCTCGGACAATTTTCTGATGAGTAAGCAGGCCAATTGTACCAGTGTCTTTGCCAATGTCTTCACAAGATATATTCTTGCTCTCGTCTTGAAGGTCCTCTTTGTATTCATTGAATAGTCCATTAATGAAATTGACAAACACTTCACGGTTATTCATATAGTAACTAGAGGCGGCAATGTCGTATTCGGGTGGTGGCGGCAGACGTTCTTTTAAAGAAGTGTCGCCAAAAACCATATTCGCTTCAGGACCTAGTGGAATAACATTTCTGGGGATGCGTTTATTAACAGTCTTGGGTTTAACTACTGCGACTGCGACTGCTTGCTCTTCTACTGCTTCTTTAGGTTTAGGTCCTGTTTCCAATCTAGGTCCACCTTGAGGAACCATTTCAACTTGTTCTCCTTCCTCTTGTAGTCCAACTTTGCCTTTAAGTTTTTCAATACTTGGCTTCTTAGATACACTAATAATAGGTGCTTTTGCTTCCATAATTGAAACTTTAGGAGCAGGAAATTTTGCCGATACTTTTGTTATATTCCGCTGCTGTAGTCCCTTCAAATATTCTACAGCTTTTACACCCGTATCATCTTCCAAAACAACAGTTAATGGTTGCGCCGATTCTTGTTTTGAAGTTAATATAACCTTAAACCCATTGTTTGGACCTACTGAATCTTTTTTTTCTAACATTGTTTTTAATCTTTCTAAAGGTTTCATCGCTTATATAATTTCAATATATAAATTTTAAAATTATAACTTTGTTTTCCACCTTTTCCACCTTTAAGAAAGGTGGAGCCAAAACCCATTAGGGTTGTTTATATTTACTAATTTGGTCCATTTGAGTTTTTATTTAGTTTGTTTGGCTCCACCTTTTAAAAGGTGGACAAAAGGTGGAAGGATTATTCACTATCATCCTCATACCGTTCGCTCTCCTTTATATCTGGTGTCATTGTTTCTATTCCTAAATCATTATTCAATTTAATGAATTCAATTGCTTCCATACACGCCATCTGCTCTGCTTTTCTCTTGATCTTGTGTTGACCTGAACCCATAAATACAAATATCTTGCCATTCTTTGTATAATTCTCTTGAATTGCTTTGAATGTTTTTATTTCAGTGATTTTAATAGCAGTCATCATATTCGCATTATGTATCGCTTGACCCAGGCACAAATACACTCCCATTTTATATCCTTCATCTACATCGTGAGATATTTCCACATAGTGCGGTGTCACTTTGAATTCTTTCTGGATCTTAACTTGTAATATGTTCTTGTAATTATCATCATTTTGGATCAATTCAGTCCAGTTCACGTGTTTCTTAAATACATTCTCAATGAATTTCTGTGCCATTTGGAAACCAGGACCACAAGAAAAGAAATTGTTAAACCATCCTTCGTCGTCTTTAATTCCCATCTTGTTGTAATCGTGGAACAATGCGCCGACAAATGCTTCAAACAAGCAGCCCAATTTCTTCAGATTAGTTCGGATCTTCTTCTCCTCTGCGTTCCTAGAAATAATTAGCCACTTATGTAGTCCCATCTCGTAAGCAATCTTTCCAATATTCTCATTCTTCACAATCGCAATTTTCTTCTCCGTCATAAAGCCCTCGTCTTCTTTAGGAAAGCGCCGATATAATTCGTATTTTGTAGTCAGCTCTAAAACACCGTCACCAATATATTCCAAGCGTTCATTTGACTTGCTGCTTAAAGGAAGACAATCCGCTGGTTTTTCAACAATGGTAATATTCTGTTGTAAATTCTCAAAATGCGGGCGCTTGGTGTAAGACCGGTGTACAAAGGCGCGCCTGTAAAACTCCATATTATGGACTTTAGTAGGCAATCCATATCGCGTAAGAATAGATTGAACATCGTTCAATGTAATCTCAGTGTTCAATGAATTATAGGGATTGAAAATGAGACCATCCTCGGTCTTGATAATATCGTCATCTAGTTTTGAATCAGCAGCCATTTTATACTGTAATATGGTCAGTTTTCTTTAAGTAGGTTTAGAATGTAATATAGAATATGTTTTATAGCGTTTATTGTAAAAACAACTTAGAGAAAAATCGCAGTATTATATAGCTGCCAACCTATGGAGGACAAAGAAGTATGGACGCATATTAATGACTACGATAATTACGAAATTAGTTCTTTAGGCAATGTACGTAATAGTAATACTTGTCGGATATTGAAACTTACCAACAGGGGTGGATATATATTTACAGGACTTTCTAAAAACAGTATTATTAAAACTTATCCAGTTCATAGATTAGTTGCTTTAGCATTTATAGATAATCCTGAAAATAAACCACAAGTAAATCATAAAGATAAAAATAGATCTAATAATATTGTTTCTAATTTAGAATGGTCTACTGCTTCTGAAAACAATATTCACAGAAGCACAAATGTAGCACAAAAAACAAATCAACAAGTGAGGGTTTGGCGCATTGATGTAAATACGGATGAAAAATTAGAGTTATATGATTCCATTTATTTAGCAGCACAATGGATTGTTTTTAATAATAACAATTTATGTATAGATACTGTTAAAAATGGTATTAGTTGTGCGTCCAGAGGTGTATATAAATCATCATTCGGGTATAAATGGTCTGTATATAAGTATACTGATTTAGAAGGAGAAATATGGAAGCAGGTTATAATTAATGGACAAACATTTGACAACTATTTTGTTTCTAATCTAGGTAGGTTTAAGAACTACAAGGGCATTATTATGGATAATTATAAACCACATCATAGTGGTTACATTTTTGTTAGAGTAGACAAAAATAAATATGCGTTACATAGAATAATAGCTTCAACATTTATTGAAAATTTGGAACCTGATATAAACAATGTAGTCAATCATATTGATGGAAATAAATTAAACAATATAGCAGCCAATTTAGAATGGACGACTATTAAAGGAAATAATATACATAATCATAAATCTGGTTTTATTAAATATTATAATAGAAAGATTGCGCAATATGATTTAGAAATGAATAAAATTAAGGAATTTGGATCCATTGTGGAAGCAAAAAAAGAATTAGGTATAAAAACAATTAAGGAAGTTTTATCTAATAATCAAAAAACTGCTGGTGGGTTTATTTTCAAATATTTAGACTAATTTTTGTTTTTATAAAATAATAATATTTTTGTATTATATACTATGGTTTATATGTCAGGTGGACGCATGGCTCGAAATGCTGCTTCAATTGTTAATCGTTTTACGTGCGGGGGCCCGAAAAAGGCCGGCCTCGCGCCGTCCGTTGGTAACTTCATCTCGTCTAATCCGAGCTTGATTGGTGCCGTAAATACCCAATATGGTTTGCTTTGTATTGGCAATTTTAGCAACCCTTCTCAAAGTGCTTTAAGAGCTATTAGGCGATATTAAACGCTTTGATCAATGTATTTAGCAATTAAGCATATTGCCAAAAAATAATTTAATAAGATACTTATTACATTATTAATGATGATTCTAAGGATTGACACAAGAGAGCGTGAATTGATAAAAAGATGTGAAGATTTGTTAGTTGCTGTGCCGGCATTCAAGGATTTAAAGATCGTAGTTGAACCATTGCCTTTAGGCGACATTATTATAACAACTAATCATTCTGATAATCAAAAAATAGATAATATAATTGTGGAACGCAAATCGTTATCTGATTTGGCTGCGAGTATAAAAGACGGGCGTTATGAAGAACAATCATATCGTCTCAATGGACTGCCACACCATAACCACAATATTGTCTATTTAATAGAAGGTGATTTAGCAAAATTCAATTCATTTAAGGAACGTATTGATAAGCAAACGCTTTACTCGGCGATGTTTTCAATCAATTATTACAAGGGGTTTTCTTTGATGCGTTCTACAAGTATGGACGAGACCGCGTTTATTGTCTGTAATATGGCCTATAAGATTGGTAAGGATCCTAATAAAGCGCCGTATTTTAGTCAGAAAGCAATTACTTCAGAATCTGGACCTTCGGCACATTCGGAATCTGGACCTTCGGAAATGGGACATTTAGAACCGGGACTTATGGAACCGTCAACTTCAGTACATTCGGAAGCCAAAGATTATTGTTCCGTAATTAAAAAGGTTAAGAAAGATAATATAACAGAGGAAAACATTGGCGAAATTATGCTGTGCCAAATTCCCGGCATCAGTTCAGTAACCGCACTAACAATTATGGAAAAATACAAATACCTACCAAACCTTGTTAAATGTCTTCAAGAGGATCCGGACTGCTTAAATGGTATTAGCACAACAGATGCTAACGGAAAATCAAGAAAAATAAGCAAAACAACAATCGCCACTATTGTAAAATATCTAGGAAATAAAAACTAATATATATAAATGAAGGAGGATTATTTTATGTATTTAGGACTGTTTGGTATTGTATTAATTATATTAATGGTGCGCGACTTTTTTTCCAAAAAGCGCAAAAATAAGGAAGGTATGACAAATATGGAATCCACTTCTTCTGAAGGTAAGGACACCTTGGCTAGCAAGTCAAAGGATCACTTAGATAAATTAACAGAGACTCACGAAGCGCTTGGCAACAAAGTGCTTGCTAGCAATGCTGAATATAAGAAAAATTATGAGCAGACAGCTGTGACATTACACGACATTATTAATAAGATGATGGTTGTTAAAATGAACTCCATTTATCCTGATGATGAACCGGATGTTATTATGGGCAAATTGGGGGAATTGAACACATTGTATTCATCAAAAAATTCGCTAAATGATGTAGTCGCAAACTTAGGTAAAACGAAGTAAAAACGAAGTAAAAACGAAGTGACTGTAGTAAATAATAAACAGTAATTTATTATTTATTATTTTGTATTTGTATTTGTATTTGTATTTGTTAGTTTATTATTAATTAAGGAGTATAAATACTCACCTCATTGTCCTTGTAATAACCCGCGTCTAATAAAGCATCAGTATATTTAGCACCACCCCAATTAGGATCCATTGGATTATCACTGTATAACATATTCGCATCAGAGTTCTTAATCTGATCTAATGGTGTTAGTGTGCCTACATAATATGACGATTGATCAAATGCCGGATAGCCATTCTTATTGTAAGCACCATCTGCTTGAGTTGCGTCAACGAGCGGTGTGAATTTGAGAGGAAGAGGAACGGGTGTAGTAGGAGGTAAGCCACCTTGCGGTTCAGTCGCACTAGGTCTCACTTTGTAAACTCGGTTGCCCTGTATGTCATATGTGTTCTGGACATATAAAACGGGGCAGCGAATTCCGGCACCACGCTGCCAATCCAAGAACTCCGTATATTCTTCTAAATTATTGAACTCAATCGGATTCACTCCGGGAACTTGGGCAACATTGGAATTGTATAAATAATACTTGGGACCCTTTTGGATCAAAATGTTTGGACAACGATTATCACCAGTCATTGTGGTTAAACCTTCTCTAACATACAATTTAGATGCGTCATAATTTAAGTAGAAATACAAACTGCCTAAAAAAACCGTTATTATTAATAATGTTAATATTGAATTGCTTGTTGTCATAATTATATATAATATATATTATAAATTCCACCTTTTCCGCTTCGCTTATAAAGGTTCAACGAAGTAAGAGTCAAACAATGTAAACTATAACTTAAATAAATTAAATTTACACTATTTCTTTACTATATAACACATTTAAGGTTTGGCTCTTTACTTCGTGAACCTTTTATAAGCGAAGCGGAAAAGGTTGAAGGAATTATTTGCTTATGTTATATTATAAGGAATGTTTGCGGAACACGTAAATAATGCTGCGAAAGCGGCTGAATTAAATACATATATAGATAACGGCACTGACGTGTTTATGCTAATATATATGGCAGGATGTGTCCCTTGTAACGCTGCTAGACCTGAATGGGCAAAATTGGAACATACTTTAGGAGGACGATATGGCAAGAAAAAACCGTATAAATTCGTTGTTGCCGATGTAAACAAAGATTTTTCTCACTTGATTCATAAGATTAAGCAACCTAATGCTTTTCCGACAATACTCTACGTTTCAGGTAACAAAATAGAGAATTACGAAGACAGTTCCATTAATGATAAACGACGTGATGTGGATTGTTTTATGAATTGGATTGAAAGTCACGTTTCAAAAATAGAAGTTGTGTCAAACTTGAAAGAGACAAATAAAAGACATAGAAGAAAACCTTCTAAAAAACTTATTAAAAGCCGTAAACTTGTTCATAATAAGCGAAAGATTAGTCAAAATTATTTGAATATGAACGGCGGCAGGACTCGGCGAAAGAAATATAAATAAACTATAAAAGATTTAATATGTTTAATATATAGTAAATAAAATATGAGTGATTTGTCTTCCGGAGGTATAGCTGCAATAGTTGGTGCTTATGTTTTTGCTCTATGTGGATGTATTGGTACAGTAATGTGGGTTGGAAGAATAACTCCAGGAGCTATGTCAAAAGCATTACAGACTGCTGAAGATAAAGCGTCAGGTAACCTAGGTGGTTCTTTAGGTATGATTCCAGGGATGCCCGATCCTAAAGCTTTACTTGCTGATAAAGGTAACGCTTTGCTTGGTAATGCCTTAGATGGTAAAGAATTAATTAGTGGTGTCTTAGGTGATGGTGATATACTTAGTAATGTTCCAATGGCTCAGGCTAAACTACTTGATCAATTAGATCATGTTAATTCAGACCCTAAAAATAATGTTATTCCAGAAGCTAATCTCGTCTCTAATAGTATATTACCAACGGCGCCGCCAATTGGTCCTGGTCAGCGACAACCGCAACAGCAACCGCAACAGCAACAGCAACAGCAACATAGTAATATTAAAAAATTAAGTTCTACACTTGGAAATTTAACTTCTAAATATTTGCCAGGTGTAGCCGCCAGAGTAGATAATGTTGCCGGCCAAATAAATAATGCAGCCGGTAATTTTAATAATGCAGTCGGCCAAATAAATAATGCTGCCGGCATAGCAAATAATGAAGCCGATAATTTTAATAAGGCGAGAACTGATGCGACCAATTTTACAACAGAATTTGGAAACGTTGCAAGACAACAAAGTTTATTGGGAAAAATGTCTGGTTTTAATGATGTAATTAACAAAGGAGTCAAAACATATGATAGACACGCAAATACACTAGGTGGTGTAGCCGGGTTAGGAGTAGGTGTTCTACCTAACGCTTTGACTAGTCAACGTTATAATAATACACCTTTAGCTAAGCATAATATTGTTAGGGGTAATTATAGTGACGATAATAATAACTATGGCATCCCAGGTGGCGCATTATTCGGTTTTACACCACACAAAACAAGGGGTGGTGGAAAAACAAAACACAACAGGAAAACAAATAAAGAGTCCAAAGTAAAAAGACCAAGAAAGCCTAGAACCAAAAAATGCTTAGTTACAAAGGGTAACCAAATGTATATGAGTTTCTGCGTTTAGCGCTGCGTTTAACAAGAACTAAAAAAGTAAAGAATTAATTAAATATTCAATATAAAATTTAATTAATAGCCAATAAAATTGAATTAAAAATAAACAAAGAAATAGTAATTATAAATACAACAATAAAATGACATCATCACAAGCTTTAGACAGAACTTTCAAGTTATTTGAATTTAACGTGTACAATAATAAGAGTCAACATCAATCAAGTGATGAAGACGAGGACGGTTCCAGTTCATTCAATAAAGACAACGCCACCTTTGCGATCCAAATGTTTGGAATAAATGAAGAAGGACAAAAAGCATCCATATTAGTAGAAGATTATGAGCCATTCTTCTTCTTGAAAGTTGGCGACAAATGGACCAAAACTATAAAGGATCAATTCGTTGCGCATTTGAAAGCGAAAGTCGGCAAGTATTACGAGAATTCTATTGTAGAATGTAAATTAATTGAAAAAAAGAAATTATACGAATTTGACGCTGGCAAGCTGCACCGGTTCATTCAAATCAAGTTTGCTAATGTGCCTACTTATAACAAAGTCAAGAATTTCTGGTACAAGGACAATATCAACGACGACGGAGAAAAGGAGCGCGTTTTGTTACCACAAGGTCTCTGGTTTAAGGACTGTCACGTGGAGCTCTATGAAGCCAACATTCCGCCTCTTCTTAGGTTCTTCCATTTGCGTGAGATCAGTCCATCCGGTTGGATCGCATTGCCTTGTAAAAAGACCCTTGAAATCAAGGGTTCTTTAAAAACGACTAGCTGCGACTACGAATTTACAATTGGTTACAAGAGTATCATTCCTCTTAATGATAAGGAATCTCGTGTGCCTTATAAAATTATGAGTTTTGATATTGAGGCCAGTAGTAGTCACGGTGATTTTCCAGTTCCAATCAAATCTTACAAAAAACTAGCAACAAATATTGTGGATTATTTTGACAAATATACTACCGAAGTATGTAAGACAACTTTATCAAATATAATTAAAACCGCGTTCAATCAATCAGCAAGTCCAATGCCGCAAATAGATCTAGTTTATCCAAAGGGTAGTCCATTGACAGGCGCCGAGTTGGAGCCAAAGATTGAAGAATGGTTGAAGACCAAGATTAGAGATAGAAATACAAATACAAACAATGAAGAACATTTAATTGAATCACTTTTTGAAAACGCAAATAAAGCATTTATAACTAAGGAAACAAAGGAAAAAGAGGAAAAAGAAGAAGGAGAAGAAGGCGCAGATTCTGACTCAGATGGTGAACAAGTAGAAGAAGAAACTGAACAGCCAAAATACTACACGATTATGAAGAGTGCTGAATCTTACAAAAACAAGCAATCTACTATTGTAGATATTTTGAGTGACAAGAAATTTGATCGTGAAGGCAAGATTAATGAACTCATCTTATCACTGCGTAACAATTTTCCGGCATTAGAAGGTGATAAGGTCACGTTCATTGGTTCTACTTTTGTAAGATATGGACAAAAAGAGCCGTATTTGAACCACTGTATTG